CGACCGGTGCCCGGTGGAGGACTGCCCCGGCGGGTACTGCGGCGGGGAGCTGATGGCCGCCGGCGCGGAGCGGTTCCTGCAGTTCACCCGGCACGGGGTGGTGGTGGGTGACTGGGTGGAGGCGCGGCGGATCTACTGCACCGCCGACCGGGAGCACGAGTGGCCGTTCCAGCACTGGACGATCCTCGGCGGCATGATCCTGGCAGCCGCCGGCTGAACGCCAAACCGGGGGCAAAATGATGGTCCCCGCCGGTAATGTCAGAAGCAGCCAAGCCTCAACATGAACGGAAGGGACCTATGGCCGACGATACCAGCATGACAGCCGGCAGCTATGCCAAGTTCCTGGAGCGCAAGCACCGCCCCGCCGGCACGACCGGCCGCCCCGCCGGCGAATCGGAAGTGAATCCCCTGCTGCACGCGTGGCAACGGCGTATCGTCGCGTGGGCGCTGCAACGCGGCCGGGCCGCGCTCTGGGAGGACACCGGCACCGGCAAGACATTCCAGCAGCTCGAATGGGCACGGCTGGCGGGTGACCGCGTGCTGGTGGTCGCCCCGCTGGCGGTCTGCCACCAGACCATCCGCGAGGCGGCGAAGCTCGGCATCGCCGCTAGCTACGTGCGATCCGACGCCGACGCGGACGGCCCGGGAATCTGGGTCACCAACTATGAGATGGCCCAGCGGTTCGGCCCGGCGAAACTGGACGCTGTGGTGCTCGATGAGGCGTCCATCCTCAAACAGTCCGACGGCAAGACGCGTACCGCCTTGATCCGGCATTTCGCGCCCGTCCGCTACCGGCTGGCCTGCACCGCCACCCCAGCGCCGAACGACATTGAGGAATTGACCAGCCAGGCCGAGTTCCTGGGTGTCATGCCCCGCGTGGAAATGCTCGCCGCCTACTTCGTCCACGACCAGGATGGCTGGCGCGTCAAAGGCCACGCGCGGCGGCCGATGTTCCGGTGGATGGCCTCCTGGGCGGTTGCCCTGGTGCGCCCGTCGGACATCGGCGGCAGCGATGACGGCTACGTGCTGCCCGGTTACCAGGTGTTCCCGCATCTGCTGCCTGTGGACGTGGTGCCGGACGGGCAACTGTTCGCCGCCGACCTCGGCGGTGTCGGCGGCCGTGCCGCCGTGCGGAAGGCCACACTGCGAGCCCGGTGTGCGAAGACCGCCGAACTGGCAGCCGGCGATCCCGGTGAGCCGTGGATCATCTGGTGCGGGCTCAATGCCGAAGCCGACCTGCTGGCCACGCTCATCCCCGGCGCAGTGAACGTCCACGGATCTCTGACCCCCGAGGAGAAATCCGACGCCCTCCTCGGGTTCGCCGACGGGAAGATCCGCGTGCTGATCACCAAGCCGTCCATCGCGTCGTTCGGGATGAACTGGCAGCATTGCGCGCGGATGGCGTTCTGCGGGCTCAACGACTCCTATGAGGGGCTGTACCAGGCGATCCGCCGCTGCCACCGCTACGGGCAATCCCGCCTCGTGCATGTCCACATCGTCCTGTCGCAACTGGAAGCACAGATCGCCGCCAACGTGGCCCGCAAAGAACGCCAGGCCGCCGAGATGACACAAGAACTTGTCCGCGAGCTGCGGGCAGCAGGGGAGCTGATGATATGACCACTGCCGATGCCTACGTGACCGACGACGCCTCCGGCGAGAACTGGCACCTGATGCTAGGCGACTCATGCGAACGCCTCACCGAGATCCCCAGTGAGTCCGTTGACCTGTCGGTCTACTCGCCGCCGTTCGACTCGCTGTACACCTACTCGCCGTCGCTGCGGGATCTCGGCAACTCCGCTAATCGCGCCGAGTTCCTCGAGCACTACGGATACATCATCCGCGAGAACCTCCGCGTCACCAGGCCAGGCCGCAACGCCTGCGTCCACGTCGCCGACGTGGCCACCACCAAAGCCGTGCACGGGTATATGGGGCTGACCGACTTCCCCGCCGACGTGACCCGCGCCTACCGGGAAGCCGGCTGGATCTACTACGGCAAGATCACCGTGGACAAGGACCCCCAGGCGCAGGCGATCCGCACCAAGAGCCATGCGCTGATGTTCGTCACCAAGGAACGCGATGCCGCGTGGCTGCGGCCGGCGCTGGCCGACTACCTGCTGATCTTCAAGAAGCCCGGCGACAACGCCGTCCCCGTCAAGGGTGACGTGTCCAATGAGGAGTGGATCGAGTGGGCGCGGCCCATCTGGTACGGCATTAGGGAAACCAACACGCTCAACGCCCGCGTGGCCAGGGAAGACGCAGATGAGCGGCATATCGCCCCGCTGCAGCTGGACTTCATCGAGCGATGCGTGCGCCTGTGGTCCAACCGGGGCGAGACCGTGCTGACCCCGTTCGCCGGCATCGGATCCGAGGTGTACGTCGCCCGCAAACTTGGCCGCCGTGGCGTGGGGATCGAACTGAAAGCGTCCTACTGGTGCACCGCCGTGGACAACCTGCGCGCCCTGGATGCTGAGATGGATCAGGCGGCACTGTTCACATGACCCGCGACGACATCTGGGCGGTGATCCTTGAGGAACGCGCGCGGCAAGCGGCGAAGTGGGACGGCGAACATGCCTGGGGCATCGGTGACTGCTCCAGCGACCACGTCTCCCCAGCCGTGAAAGCCGCCGTTCTCGCCGAGGAATGTGGCGAGGTCGCACGGGCCGCCCTCGACGGCACCATGGACCTCAAAGACGAACTGGTGCAGGTTGCCGCCGTGGCGGTGGCGTGGCTGGAGTCTCTGGTGATGTAACCATGGGCGCATGCCGCAGCCGCGTCCCTGGCTCGCCGACGCCACCACCATCGCCGCCCTCATCCAGCGGAACCCGTCCACCGTCCGCTCCTGGATACGCCGCGGCCACCTCCGCCACAAGCGCATCGGCCCCGGCGGCAAGCCGCTCTACGATGTCGAAGAGGCCGAGAAACTTGCGGCAGCACGGCAGCCCAAGGAAGCGTGAGCATGGACTACGGCGAGTGCGTGGTAACCCGCATCGAAGATCCGGTGCACGGGACGCAGTTGCGCATCGATCACGCAGATCCGGTCATCCGCATCACCCCCGAACTCCTGGCGGACATTCCCCGGCCGCCATCGGAGTGGCCTGTGACGTTCGACGGGACCGTCCTGCGCATCCGCGGGGTGAACCGGACGGTGATCTACCGCATCCGGGAGATCCTGGAACCCGTGCCGGGCCATCTAGGGTGCTGGGACTACATCGGTGAGTGGCCCGACTGACAGCAGGCGGCTCACCGCAGCACGGCAACTTGCAAACCACCCGTCACACGTGCAACATTGACCTTGCCTAGGTGAACTGCGCCCAGAAGGCGGCGACCATGGCCTACCGCAAGCGGCACCGTGGTACCACCACCCAGCGCGGCCTCGGCTGGTCCCACGTCCAAGACGCCCGGCGTAAACGCGCCGCCATGGTTGACGGTGAACCGTGCCCGTACTGCGGCCGTGGCATGTTCGAGGGCCAGGCGCTGGAGCTGGACCATTACCCGGGGCGCATGTTCGGCGGCCCGCAGGTCACCCGCCTCGCCCACGCGCACTGCAACCGGTCAGCCGGCGCGGCGATGGGCAACCGGATGCGCGGGCAGGCGAAAGGATGGGTGCAGGCAAGACGGTGGTGACGGTCGCACTGGCGAACGATGGACGCATGGTCGATGGTCACGCTGCGTGATGGTTGGTAATCCGGCCTTCCGGCCCTCCACCACGGTCAAACCGGACATTTCTAGTTTCCGCAGGTCAACGGGTCGCGAATCCGCCAGGAGGGCCCGGCCGTGACCCCGCAGCCTTGCACCCATACACAGAGCGTTATGACACGTGGCGGAGGGTGGCCCTCCGGCTAAATCGTCACGCTAAGTAACCCTCAACTGATCCTTGAGGGGGCGGAGGCGAGCAACTAGCGATGATCGGATGACGTCGTGGCCGACTCAGATGCTGTGCGGTCGCGCCGGAAGCGGCTGCATGCCGCAGGCGATCACAGCCTTTGCCGGCGATGCGTAGCTAAGCATTCCGAAGGCCACCCTCCTGCCACTGCGGTGTCGGACCCGATCGCGGAGCTTCGGCGGCTCGCCGGAAGGCTCCGGGACGCGCACGTGGCCGACCCGGGGAACGCGCTGCTCGCGCGGGAGCTGCGGATGACCCTCCAGACGCTGACAGGGGGCCGCAGTGACGGTGATGCCGAGCTTGAAAGCCTGTTCGCTGAGTTCAGCTCAGCCTAGGTTCGCGACACCGTCGTCGCCGGGGCGGGCGAACCTGGCGGGTGCGATCGGCAAGACGGCGGTGCTGCTGGGCTTTGAGACGGACCTGGGGCCGGGGCTGATGCCGTGGCAGCACCAGGTGAACGCGGTGGCGACGGAACTGGACGCCCGGGGCCGGTTCGTCTACCGGCAGGTGGTGCTCGAGGTGATGCGGCAGCAGGGCAAGACGGTGGACCTGCTGTCGATGATGGTGGCGCGGGCGCTGCGGCGGCCGGGGACGATGATCTCCTACACGGCGCAGAACCGCCTGGAGGCGCGGAAGCGGCTGCTGGATGTGTGGTGGCCGCGCATCCAGCAGTCGAAGCTGTACCCGCGGTATGTGGACGTGCGCCGTGGTTCGGGCAGTGAGGCGTACCTGTTCGCGAACGGGTCGATGCTGGCGCTGGTGTCGAGCACGCAGACGTCGGGGCATGGTGACGTGCTGGACCTGGGCGTGATCGATGAGGCGTGGGCGCAGGAGGACGACCACCTGGAGCAGGCGATGCGCCCGGCGATGATGACCCGCGACGCCCAGTTGTGGATCGTGTCGGCGGCGGGGACGGAGAAGTCGGCGTATTTCAAGGGGAAGGTGGAGGACGGGCGGGCCCGGGCGGAGATGGGCCTGACCGACACCGGCTGCTACATCGGGTACTCGGCCGCCGATGATGAGGACCCGGCGGACCCGGCGGTGTGGCGGTGGCGGATGCCCGCTTTGGGGATCACGGTCACCGAGGAGACGGTGAAGGCGGACCTGGACCTGATGACCCTGGCGGAGTTCCGCCGCGCGTACCTGTGCCAGTGGCCAGACGTGGCGAAACCCGGGTGGGATGTGGTGGGGCAGGACACGTGGGCGGCATGCGCGGCGCCGGGAGCCCGGCTGTGACCGGCGAGGTGGCGTTCGGGCTGGCGATCTCCGAGGACCGGCAGCACGCGGCAATCGTGGCAGCGGGGCGCGGGGACCGGGGGAAGATCCTGGTGGACCTGGCGCCGTTCTACGACCACCCGCGCGGGGCGGTGGCGCGGATGTCGGGCCTGTATGAGAAGCA